GTCAGTTTGCACGTACTGTGCAAGCATGTCCCCCTGGGTGACTACCAGGATGCCTTCTCTCTGACCCGGAATTAGCCGAGGTCGGCCCAATCCTCGACTTCATCGTACAAATCATTTTGTTCGTAGAATTCGTGGAGCAGGTCTTCCTCGGCTGAAACCGAAGAGTTCATCGAGGCTTCCGATATGGAGCTTCTAGAGCTTTCGCTCGATGAACCGGATGAGAAGAAGACCGGATTCAACACTCTTAGTACATGTGTCTGCAGTTCCCAGTCAGAAAGCCTGTCTTTTGTCATTTTGCTGTAAGCATCCTGACATAGACGCTGGACCTTCTTATTGTATTTAGCCTCATAGTTCTTTTGGCTATTACTATTGAAGTAACTTTCTAGACCTTTCGTAAGGAAGATCTCAATGCAGACATCTCGGTACAATTTAGAGTAGTTCGACTCATTGTCTTGAATCTCCTCGCCGACCTTTGTTTTAAGGTACGATGTCTCCAGATCTGGTATTCTCTCAATTACTAACCTATGTAGTTGGGAGGGTACCTGTGGAACAAACTTGGGCATTTTCTGACTTCTCAAGAAAGCGAGACCAAATTTCCTATCCCGTTGGGATGTGTTCGTGGTAGGGCCTGCAAGGCCCAAACCACCACACCAACGAGGTAAGAACCATGGTCGCTTACCTGAAGTCTTTAAAAGATCCCCTTGACGTTGAATAAACATCGAGAGGGCCCTAGCTCTCCACTCTGGCGGACAACCTTCTAATAGTTGTCGCGAGGCTTCACCGACCGTTTCTAGGTTGAGATTACCAGCTACCCCAGTTTTCCCTGCACCACTTATAAGTCCACATCGGAGCTTGGCTACTTGGAGGAACGTTCCATATGGCATCGGCACATACATAGCCGAATTGATCATAACGAACTTCTTGGAGTAGTAACTCTTCCCCTGGGATTCCGTCCAGCCGATCATGTTAATGATTTTTCGCCAAACCAAGCGTCCGTAAGGACTCATTGGTGCGGCAAAGTCATCTCCATTGACGACTAGACGGGCCTTCTTAAGGGAAAGACGTTTCTTCTCCGATAATTCCATAGCCCAGCGTACCGAAGTACCATTGAGTATGCAGAGAATGATGAACGAGAGAATTGACCCCATCAACTGGCCCTCTTCTTGTAAGAGGAATTCGCCAGATTTGTCAGGGTTCTCGATGTAATGGTTTGTGAGTGTCGCGAAAAGTACATCGCGATACTGCGCAGGAACCTGAAGTTCCTCGAG